TGCTAAACCCTAACAGAAAAACCAGACAGGAATAAAAAATGAAACAGCGAGGCAGAAAAAGTAGTGCGTCTGTATCGGTGATTTCAGCTAATGGCCTTGAGGCTACAACGAGGCCAAGCCCAAGCCCAGAGCTTACAGATGAACAAGCTAATGAGTGGCGCGAAATAGTAAATAGTCTTTCTGCTGATTGGTTTCCCCGCGAGAGCCTGGGGCTGTTAGCCCAATATTGTAAACACATTATAGCTAGTCGGCATATAGGGCAATTGATAACGGAAATGGAAACCGACGAAGACGAAGAATTTTTAATTAGCAAATATGACAAGCTTCTACAAATGCAAGAACGTGAAGGCAGGGCCATATCTTCATTGGCTACGCGCATGAGATTGACACAACAATCAGTATGGACGGCAGAGGGTGCGGGGACAAAAAATAGAAACAGGGCAAAGAGTAATAAGCCGTGGCAAAAAAGGTAACGCGTGGCGAAGATGTAATAAAGTGGATTGAAAATTATTGCTACATACCTGAAGGTAAATTTGCGGGCAAGAGAGTTAAACTTAGACCTTGGCAAAAAAAAGACATACGCAAAATATATGATAACAAAAGCGGTACGCGCCGGGCTATATTATCGTTTGGGCGTAAGAATGCGAAAACTACACTGAGTGCTTTTTTATTGCTAGTTCATTTAGTGGGGCCAGAAGCAAAGAAGAATAGTCAATTATATTCAGCAGCGCAATCTAGGGATCAAGCGGCTATCTTGTTTAACCTTGCGTCTAAGATTGTGCGCATGTCACCGGACTTAAATGAATATGTAGGCATACGAGAAAGTGCCAAAGAGTTATTTTGTGCGGAGATAGGAACTTTATATAAAGCACTGAGTGCTGAAGCATCCACGGCCTATGGTTTAAGCCCTGTATTTATTGTTCATGATGAGTTGGGGCAAGTTAAGGGTCCAAGGTCTTCTTTGTATGAGGCTTTAGAAACTGCCGTGGGCGCACAGGAAGAGCCGCTTTCTATTGTGATTAGCACACAGGCACCGACAGACGGTGATTTGTTGTCTATATTGATAGACGACGCAAAAGCTGGGTACGACCCGCGCGTTGTTTTATGTTTACATACAGCAGATGAGAGCCTTGACCCATTTAGTGTGAAGGCAATCAAACAGGCTAACCCCGCTTATGGAGATTTTCTTAATGCCCGTGAGGTAAGGGCTATGGCAGCGGATGCAAAGAGAATGCCAGCGCGGGAACCTGAATATAGAAATTTGGTTTTAAACCAGCGCGTGGAAATGGATTCGCCATTTATATCTAAATCTTTATGGATGGGTTGTCAGGGGCAAGTTTTTGAAAGCTTCAAGGGGTATCCAGTTTATGCGGGTTTGGATTTGTCCGAGGTTAGCGATTTAACCGCGTTAGTCTTGGCAGCTTATGTTGAGGGCGTTTGGCAAATTAAATCTATGTTCTGGTTGCCCAGTGATGGGTTAGTTGAGAAATCAAGGTCGGATAGGGTGCCTTACGACCAGTGGGCGGGATTAGGCCATATACAGGCGGTTCCTGGTAAGTCGATAGAGTATGGTTATGTTGCAGATTATATGCGCGGGCTGTTTGATAATCTGGATATACGTGCCGTAGCATTTGATAGATGGAATTTCAGACACTTTAGACGTTCTTTGTTGGATGTTGGCTTTACCGAGGAAGAACTAGAGAATAAGTTTGTGGAATTCGGGCAGGGTTACAAATCTATGTCCCCAGCATTACGAGACACTGAAAGCATAATTCTACAAAATAAGTTAGTTCATGATGGCAATCCAGTTTTGAATATGTGTGCAAGCAACGCAGTGGTTCAATCTGATCCGGCAGGGAATAGAAAATTGACAAAGCAGAAATCAAGCGGAAGAATTGACGGTATGGTATCTCTTGTAATGGCGATGAGTGTGGCGGCAACGCACGAAGTTGAAGAAGAAAAAGTATCTTTCTGGGAAACCGCATCATGAGCATTTGGGATTGGTTCAGGCCAAAAGAGGAAAAAATATCTTCGCGGGATTTATTGAATGATCTTTTGCGTGGACGGGAATCCAGATCAGGTGAACCAGTTACTGTTAAGACAGCTTTGGATGTTACCACAGTATTCGATTGTGTTCGGGTTATTGCTGAGGGTGTATCTCAGGTTCCATTCAGAGTGTTTCAAGAAGCAAACGGAACGCGCAAGCCTGCTAGGAATCATTCTCTTTTTGATGTTTTGCATAGGAAGCCGAACACCTGGCAGACTTCTTTTGAATATCGTGAAACAATGATGTTTCATGTATTGCTTACCGGCAACGCATACAGTTTTAAAAATATGGTAGGTAGTCGGCGTGAAATACGAGAACTAATTCCAATTCAACCCAATAAGGTCGAGGTTGTGCAATTACCCGATCTTACATTGAATTATATAATTACTGCTCAGGACGGGACAAGGCGAACATTTCCACAGGATATGATATGGCATATCAAAGGGCCATCATGGAATAGCTGGTTAGGGCTTGAAGCGGTTACGTTAGCAAGGGAAGCAATCGGGCTTGCTATCTCGACTGAGGCAACACAATCCGACTTACATAAGAATGGCGTTCAAACTACCGGCACTTATTCGGTAGAAGGTACTTTAAATAATGATCAACAAAAACAATTGGCAAAATGGGTAACTGAAAATTTCAACAAGAGCGGGCCGTTGATTCTTGATCGTAATGCAAAATGGACGTCTTTGCAAATGTCCGGTGTTGATGCGCAACATCTTGAAACGCGAAAACTTCAGATTGAAGAAGTTTGTAGAGCATTCAGGGTCATGCCTATTATGGTAGGTCATTCTGATAACACAGGAACTTATGCAAGTGCCGAACAATTATTTTTGGCACACGTTATTCATACACTAACGCCTTGGTACGAGAGAATAGAACAATCTGTTAACGCAAATTTACTTACAGATCAGGATAGAAAAAACGGTATCTTTGCGAAGTTCACTGTGCAAGCATTATTGAGAGGCGCAGCAAAAGACAGGGCGGAAGTTTTCTCACGGGCTTTAGGGTCTGGTGGATCGCCCGCATGGATGACACAAAATGAAATCAGGGCTTTAGAAGAAATGGACAGCATAGAAGGTGGCGACACCTTATCCAGCGGTACAAATTCAGGAGATGACAGTGCAGAACCTAATACAACAGTTTGAAGTTAAATTCGTTGATGAAGGCACCAAGGAAGGCATGTTTGAGGGTTACGGTGCTTTTTTCAAGAATGTTGATGCATATGGAGACGTAATTCAAAGCGGTGCATTCAAAGACAACTTAAAAGAATGGAAAAGCGCAGGCAAGTTACCGCCTATGTTATCGCAGCATGGTGGTTGGAAAATGTCACCGGATGATTTAATTCCTATCGGCAAATGGGAACACATGGAAGAAGACAGCAAGGGGCTATTTGTCAAGGGAAGATTGATTAATCTGGATACCGAACGCGGCAAGCAAATACACGGAGCGATGAAAGAGCGCGTATTAGATGGCATGTCTATCGGGTATCACGCAAAAGAGTTTACTTTAGGAACAAAGCCTAGTGAACCTACAAGACTTTTGAAAAAAATTGATCTTGTGGAATTGTCAGTTGTGACATTTCCGGCGAACGGTAAATCACTGATTACAGATATAAAGTCAATCATGACTATAAGAGATTTTGAAGATGCGTTGTTACGCGGGACGCTACCGCCGTTGTCTTCAAGAGAAGCCAAGGCATTGCTTGCTGAAGGCTATAAAGCTATTCTATCCGAGCGGGACGCCGGGGGAATGGATAATGAACTGATGGATTTAATCCGTCAAAATATCAAATCCTTACGGAGTTAATTAAATGGCAACCGAAGACCTTAAGACCCTGCTTGAAGAGCAAGGCAAAAGCTTCGAGGCGTTTAAGGAAACGCACGAAGAACTTAAAAATAACGATGCTTTGACAGCCGAAAAACTTGAGCGGATTGAAAAATCGCTTGATGCGGCTGTTGAACAAAAAGCGGCTATTGACGCCAAATTCGAATCTGAAAAGAAAGAGCGCGAAGATTTGGAGGCACGTTTGCAACGGGCTAACATTTCCGGCACTGGCGAAGATTCTAAAGCAAAACTTGAGTTGGCAGAATTCAATATGTCAATGAATGGGCTTGCTAAAGAAAAGAATCGCGATTTTTCTGATTACGACGCCACACAGTACGGCGAATATAAACAGGCATTTAGTGCTTTTCTACGGAAAAACGACCGGATGCTAAGTGATACAGAAGTTAAAATCCTTTCCGCTGGCTCTGATCCAGACGGTGGTTATTTTGTAACACCTGATATTACGGGCCGAATTGCCAAGCTGATTTTTGAAACATCCCCTATGCGCCAAGTTGCGTCTATCCAGGCCATTTCTACGGATAAGCTTGAGGGTGTTGAAGACCTCACTGAAGCAGGTGCGGGGTATGCAGGCGAAACTTCTCAGGGATCAGATACTACTACTCCACAAACAGGCAAGTGGGCAATCCAGGTTTATTGGATTGACACTGAGCCTAAAGCAACACAACAGTTGCTTGATGATGCGTTTGTTGATGTGGAAGCATGGCTTTCTGGTAAGGTCGGCGAAAAGTTTGCACGGTTTGAAAGTGCTGAATTTGTTGCCGGTTCAACTGGTAAAATTCGTGGACTAACCTCATATACAACCGCCGCCGATGATGGCACGGGCGTAACATGGGGTACAATGGGCCATGTAGTTTCTGGTAAATCTGCTGATTTTGCAGACTCAAATCCTGCTGATAAGTTTCATGATTTGATGGGAACGTTGAAAGCGGCATATCTACCAAATGCATTGTTTATGACACGGCGCACAGTGATTACCAAAATCCGCAAATTCAAAGACGGTACTGGTAACTATATCTGGCAGCCTTCGTTTGTTCTGGGAGTTCCTGAAACAATCATGGGACATGGCGTAATTCGTGCAGAAGATATGCCAGCATTAGCTGCTAATTCACTATCACTGGCATTTGGTGACTTCAGAGAAGGTTATCAGATTGTTGACCGTCAAGGTATCCGCGTATTGCGTGATCCCTTCACTGGTAAACCGTTCGTTAAGTTCTATACCACCAAACGTGTGGGCGGTGGCATGGTTAACTTTGAAGCTGTTAAACTAATGAAATTTACTACTTAAGAAAGGATATTACCATGAACGGACTATTAGACAATCTGGAGATTCGGTTTATGGGTGCGTTGGTTGCGGCCAGTTCATCTATTGACGATAATTCTTCAATCATTGACATGGCGGGTTTTGAATCTGTCATGTTTGTAACGACCATTACGGACAGCGTTATTACAGGCGTTGCCGCAATGGAAATTCAATCAAACACTATCAACAGCGATACAGGCATGACAGCAGTAACGGGAACGTCTTCTACTGCCACTTCTGGTGCTAATGATGATTTGAACGGCACGTTGCTTGCTTCAGAACTTCGCAAGCCGGTAAATCGTTTTGTGCAAGCAACACGATCTTCTGCCACGGCAAATATTGCTTATGGCGAAGTGTTTGCGATTCTGAAACCTCTACGGCTTCCTGCTGCTCAGGGTGCTACGGTTTCAGATACAGCGTTTATTTCTAACTAACATAACAGGGTGGCCTTCGGGCCACCTTTCATCATTTAAAAGGATTTTACTATGTCACAACAGGGTGTAAATTTTACTCGTCAAGGCGATCAAGCTTGGGTCATCGGAGGTAAATTAGTTATTGCAACAGGCGGATCAATTGTTCCCAATTCGGAAACACAAGCGTCTGCCATTACCGATCTTACAGTTACAGGAACTTATGCAACAGATGACACACCGATTGAAACAGCAATCAATAGCATTCTTACTGCACTGAGAGACGCAAACATTATCGCGACTTAATAATTTGGAGTTAGTAATATGGCACATGGCGTAAGACAATCAGTAACGATCACAACAGATGGTAGCGGCGACGCTACGGCTTTTGTTGATGGCGGGACATGGGTTATTGAAGAAATCAAATATGTCAAGACCGATTTTGCGACTGGTGTTGACTTTACTATCACCGGCGAAGACAGCGGCACAAACATCTGGACGCAATTAAATGTAGACGCATCTGTAACGGTACGGCCCCGCGCCGCCACGCATTTAACGGATGGTGTAGCAGCATTATATGCGGCGGCTGGCACGTCAGTTAATGACAAGATTTTAATTATAGACGAACGCATTAAAATCGTTATTGCAGCAGGTGGCGTCACGAAAACAGGCGATATCACAGTTACATTGGGCGCGGGCTAAATGGCTGAGTATTTTTTACACGATCCCGACGCAGGACCGATAGATTATTCAGTTGATTTTACATCATGGCTTGCGAGTGGTGATACGGTATCGACCGTTGTCTGGTCTGTGTTCCCTACAGGACCGACATTAACAAGCCCGAGCTTGGTGGTGGCACTAGCGACAACTGAGGTTGATGGTGGAACTTTGGGCGCAACTTACAGATTGACCGCAAGCGTGACGTCTGCAAATGGAATCGTTGACGATAGATCAGTTGTTTTAAGGGTTGGCCAACAATGAGACACACATTTCATAATACGGACCACATGTTTCTTAATATGAGCCACAACCAGATAAGTGATCCAGCAAGCTTTCCGATAACTCTACAGCAGGTAAAGGAATGGACACGGGTTAAGGTTAATACGTCAGATGCGGAATTATCTGGATTAATACAGGCAGCAACAGGCAGCGCGGAATCTATTATGAACAGGCCAATAATTAACCGTTCATATACTCAGACAATGGACTTTCTGCCCTCAATAATTCAGTTGCAAGAGGTAAAAGTTCAATCTGTCACTAGCATTACCTATCTTGATACAGATGGAATTCAACAGACGCTTGCAGCCGATCAATACAGGATTGATTTTGGCAGTTTGTATAAACGGGCAAGCATTGAACCAGCACACAGTATAACATGGCCCAATGTCAGGAATGTATCAGGATCGGTTATAATTACCTATGTTGCAGGATTTGGCGAAGATTTAAACGATGTTCCGGCAGATGTACAACAAGCCATTGCCTATTTGGTGGGTCATTATTACGACACAAGAGATATTGTAGGCGAAAATAAAATGATACCTGAGACCTCAAATGATATTTTACTTAGACATAGAGCTTATGCATTATGACTGGTGTGAGAATGCGCGAAATGGTCGATATAAAGGTCAAATCCCGAGCAAAAGACGATCTAGGGACCGATATAGTCACAGCAACGACACTTGCGACTGTATGCGCAAGGGTGCAACCACTACGCGGGCAGGAGAGCAGGGATGTTGGCAGGCTTGCACCGAAACAGCTTTATCTTATTACAATACGGCACAGGACAGACTTAACCACAGACAATTTTATTGTTTGGGATACGAAGACCTTAAATATTCGTTCGGTTCAAAACAGGGATGAAAGAAGCCAGTTTCTTTCAATGGAATGCGAAGACGGGGTCGAATAATGGCAAGCAGCATCACTGGGGTGAATAAATTACGCCGTAAATTGTCTAGAATGCCGAAAGAAATACAGAAAGAAGTAGAGAATGGTTTAAGGGATGGGGCAAATATAATATTTAGAGAGGCTCAAATTACCGTCCGCAGACGATTTGACGACCTTGCTGAAGCTATGAAAATAAAAAGAGGATCACGCGGGCTTAGCTTTAAAATAGGTTATTGGAAAAAGGGCAATATTCGAAATTGGCGTAAAGCAGGTTGGCGGGCTAAATTTATAGAATTCGGCACAAGGGCAGTCAGGGCGTTTCCCTTTATGGGCAGAGCATATTTTAAAAATGAGAAAAGAATAATAAGCCGGATTAATCGGGGCGTAGACAGAGCGTTGAAAAGGGCGGCAAAATTATAATGTTGGAATTTAAAAAAGCTGTATATTTGGTTCTATCAACAGATGTGACATTAACAGCACTTACGACAATTCATGAAAATGCCAAATTAGACGAAAACCTGCCTTTTGTGGATTTGTCGGACAGTTTGGAAATTGATTGGTCAACCAAATCATTCACAGGGGCAGAATATTTAATTAGAATGCATGTATTCGCCGCAACCACAGACATAGTTTTGCAAATAGCCGAAAGAATAAGAACGCTTCTGCATAGGCAAGAATTGACTGTGACAGGCAAGAATTTTGTTGATATGAATCACGAAGACACTGAAATACTTATTGACAAAGACGAAACCACCATTCACGGGATTGTAAGCTTCCGAGCGTTACTTCACGGGTGAATATTGACAGATTACGCGGAATTCATACAGGGCATAGTGCTGTTATATTGGGCGGCGGCCCGTCTTTATCTAAGCAGATAAAAAACATACCTGAAAATGGCATTATTTTCGGCGTTAATAGTCATGCAAGCAGAATAATTGAATGTGATTATATCGTTTATAACGATGAAACGACATTCGAAGTAGTTAAAAGCCTTGAGGGGCGTAAAATTAGCCGCTGGCGGCATGACATAACACAAGATGCCCCTAAAGGGTTGATTAGCGGTATATGTACGCTTAGGGCGGCACAGATCATGGGGTGTTCGCCCATAATTCTAATGGGCTTCGATTGTTACGAAAATAAGGGCTATTTCTGGAATTTGGGTGCTGAATTGCTTGGAAATAGCATATCTGTCCAAAAACACGTTGATTTATGGAAAAAAGAGGACAAACGCGACGTTTATGTTGCTGGTGGTCCGCTAAAAGAGGTTTTTAAAATGGCAAAAAATGTAAAATCTAAGCCAAAAACTGTGCATATCAAAATCATAAAAGACCAGAGCGTGACACTTGATGAACGGCGGTCGGTCAACTTTATTCGCGGGGTGTATCCAAAAATGCCCCTTGAACTGGCAGAAGCTGCCATAAACGCCAATTGTGGCAAATTAATAGAAAAAGGATAGTAAAATGGCTGCTGAAAAGGGTCGCGCATTTCTAATTAAACGTGGTGACGGAGCAACGTCTGAAACATTTACAACAATCGCAGGTCTACGGTCTACAGGACTGACGATCAATAACGAAATGGTGGATATTACCAATAAAGACAGTGCAGGTTTTAGAACATTGCTTGCAGATGCTGGTGTGTCGTCCGTTTCTGTCTCTGGATCAGGCGTGTTTACCGACACCGCAACTGAGATATTAGTTCAAACATCTGCTATTGACATGACACTGGACAATTATGAAATTATCTTCGAAAGTGGTGATAAATTCAGTGGCCCATATCAGGTGACTAGCTATGAACGTTCAGGTGAACATAATGGCGAGGTTGCTTATAGCTTGACGCTTGAAAGTTCCGGCACAATTACATTTACGGCTGTATAATGGCCCGTAAAATTGCAGGAGAGCGAAGTTTAAAAATAGGCAAAAAAACCTATACTTTGCGGCTTGGTTTTGAAGAACT